CCTGTCACGCTTCTGCTGTATAAAAGCCCCTATTTCACTGCTAAATTCTGCCATAATATTATACCTTTATTGATTGCCTTGATTTATCTCACCAACAAAACCAGATATTTCACTTACTGGTGTGCCGTTAGTTAGTGCTAACTGTATCTGTTGAAGTTTCCAATCTCTCTGCCATTCTTCTAAAGTGTCATCATTATATATATCGTTCATCATCTGCTGTGCTTCTGCGTTCTCCGCTTTAATGGATTTCAAGTTAGATTGCTCAGATAATGTACTAACCCCGCTGATTATACCCTGGCCGACATTCGCCCAATCCTGCTCACTTGCGTCACCGCTTGCTATACCCGCAACACCTGAGATTGCCTGACCAGCAGCAGCACCATATTGAGCAAACTTTAAAGCACCAACAGGATTGCCACCGCTTACAACCAAACCCAATCCAGCACCAGCTAAAGTTGAGGCAACCTGAATACCTGTATTTAAAAGACCCTTACCTTCTGCCTTTTCCTGTTCCGCTAATTGTACATTAACAGCGTCAAGCTCTCTCATTATGTCCTGTTTACGCTGTTGGTCTTGCACCGATACACGCTCAAATGCTGAACCTATATTCTGTGCATAATCGGTCTGTAGCTGTCTCGCACCTTCTATCCTTGCACCTAATGGAACATTCTGACGTTTAAGGGTTGCGTCTGTCTGCTTCGCTATCCTCTGAGTTTCCCTGCCAACTTGCCCGATTTCCTGACGCAGTTGATTATAGGGCGAAGTCGCTAACTGTTCCCTTAATTTACGTTGCTGATACTTCAAATAATCAGCCATAATTACCTTCTAATATTAAGACTATAATCAACCTTAAATTCTACAGTGGAATCAGCGGAAGCTGTTTTCTTTAAAAATAAACTCACCCTTGAATAATAACTGTCAAGCTCATATACTGCCTGTTCTGTAGTCTGTAATGTATCTGCTACAGAGTAATATGACGAAGGGGTGCTAATCTTATAAACATCAGTATTTTCCCATTCGTTGTCAGTTCCACCAGATAATACGCATTGTATAACGGTTGCTGTATTGGCTGTTATATAACCCTCGCTGCCATCTGTTTTATTATACGCTATCTGACCAACAAGTGTGCTATCAGCAGCGAAAGCGGCAGTCGAATCAGTAAAGGTAGAGTCGGAAGAAGTAATTATCCCCTGATAAGCATAATTACCGTCATATCCGCTGTCAGAATAAAACCGCAGATTATAATAAGAAGTAGTATCTCCATTATTTTTAAGGATAAGAGATATTCTGTCAGTGTCAATTAGCCTGATTGTCTTTGCAAATTGATAGAAAGTGCTGTCGGTGGTGACATCTTCACTATCCCACACCGTCTCGGCATGAATACCCAAACAGAGTATTAACATTATGAGTAGCAATAAAATCTTTTTCATATTTTCTCCTATATGGTTTTATGGTCTTGAAAATTATATGCGTTATCATCTTTACCCAAATTCAACCTCCACGATGCCTCACTGCCTAATGGTTTCTTTGCTCTTTTGTAAGACTTCTCAAATGCCCTGTCATAGAATTTAGCCAAATCATAATCCCTGTATTCTTTATACATGAACAGCTTAGATAATACATAGTTAGATATTGCCGGTATAAACTTATTAGGCAAATCCATAACGGTTTCTGCTGTTATATCAGAAAATGCTAATTCGTCTGCCATCTTTGAACAGAATAATTGCAAGGTAGTTCCAGTTATATCAACTACAAATCTAAGTTTGTAATCATCGGTTAATACCCCCGCCTGTACTCCTGACTGCTGTGTTCTGCTTGTCTGTGAATATGGGTCTATCTGGTCGCCAGCGGTGTTCTTCTCTGCCGAAGCTGGTAAGGTGCAATATATCTTAGAAGCGTCAACGAATACACCTGATATAGAGTTTATTGTTTTTGGTATAGCAATGTCATTAGCAAGTACGAGACTATAAACGTCAGCAGAAGTCCATGTATTATTAGTACCACCAGTTAAGGTCGCAGTAATAGTAGTTGCCGTATTTGCTGTTATCGTACCTGACGAGCCATCTGTTGAGTTATTGATAGTCTGACCTACCAAAGTACCATCTGTGGCAAATGTGGCTGTTGTGTCGCTTAAAACAGCCTGTGTCGCAACCGCTGTTCCCGTGTAGGTGATTGTGATGTCATAAGTGAATACCCACTGTAGAGCGGGCATATAGTCAAGCATGAAAGAATTTATCTCGTCAATGATATGTAAAACATTATCCGTATCTTCCGTTACTTTATGTACCTGTTTAATTATATCAACACCAGTCATTTAGAATCTCCTTATATCTGCTGAAATAGAGGTAAAGTTATTTATCCCCGTCAAGGTGAAAAATAAGAACTCGGCTCTGTATGTTATCCCGTATGAAGTATATCTGCTAAACCCGTTATATTGTGTCGTGTTGGCATTACCCCTGTATTCTGTATCTATTGCCAAATCCATGTCAGAACCTTCTGCGTCAACCATTGCCCTGTCGATAAGTAACCCCTTTGTACTGTACTGTTTAGTCTTTAATTCTGTCTCTTCTGTGGTATCTAAATCATCACCTGTCGTTTTAGGGTATGTATATAATGCGTTCTGTGTTCCTATTGGTATATTTATCAAAGACTTGCCGTCTTCAATTGTGGTAGATGACGTTACACCCAATCCTGTAGCAGAATACCATTCGTTGTATTCAAGACTGTATATTTTTTGTTTACCACTATCAACTACAATCATTTGACGTTCAGCAGGATTAATAAATATCCGTGTAGGTGCTGTAAACTCTACTTTACCAAGTGATATGTTTTCTATACTTTCACCGTTGTACATATAGCAGTGATTTTTAGCCTCTGAATACCAGAATACTATGTCACCGTATTTGGCTATATACTTTCTATCACCGCTACCATATCCACTTTGCTCACCCACCATTGGATTAGCACCTGCTTTCTGGTTCGTCTCATCATCTATAATCAGTCTCGTTATACTATTTTCTGTGAATATCAATAATGTCGGTGCATATTGATTATTATAAAATCCCCTGACTGGAATGATAGCGGTACAGGCATTATCTGCTTTGTGATAATTCAGGTCACTAAAATTCTCACCTGATTTATCTGTCCATCGGATTATATAATTAAAGTAGTTACCAAGATTATCAAAATCCACTTGGTCAGCTAAACTGAAATTGGAATTTTCCTCTGCCGAACCATCTTCAAACTTTCTGCCAATCGGTGCTGTTAGATACAATGGCATTGCATTTGCCATATTCCTGACTGCTTCTGTATTATTATCTGTCAGTTCAAGATTGACATTGCTCTGGAATACTGCACCCGTAACACCTATATTCTCAAAATCAAAAAGACTACTACCACGACGTACACTACCATACCCAACTGCGTCTATTTCGGACTCTCCATCAACATTGTCTATCTGTGCAGTGAAAACATAGCTGTCACCATTATTGTAAAGTGGCATAATATACAATGTATATATTTGGTCATTAATGTCATTAGGATTTATCTTAACTGACCATAATGCAAAAATAGGCAATACGAAATCATTGTCATTTATTTCGTGTATATAGGTTTCAAAAGGAAGAGTTCCCTCAAATCGGTAAGTTCCGCCATCATTAGTTATTACGTTAAAATATATTTCGTTTTCATACACATCATAATTAAAATATACCGTAACCCTCTGCGGTGTACCATCTTCATCATTAGCTGTCCTAAACATATTAAGCGTTATGTCCGTTACTTCTCTCCGTAACATTACATCAAATCTTGCTGACATATAAAACGTATATGGCGTAATCTCACCCGCAAAATCAAATACCAAATAGTTCCTGTTGTTTGTATATGGGTTAATATTTATATCACTTTTTGCCTGTAAATACGGCATAGTGTTTACTGCATTTGCAGGGGGATAAAGGTTTTCTGATACAGCACCAGGATTTACCTCAGTATCGGCAAGATTAATTCTGCCGAGAGCTTCACCGTCAATTAGGGTATCATCACACCAGCATATTATTTCTGTATCAGCATTAAATACATCTACCCTTCTGAATAGTCCTCCTGCCGTATCTGCGTCATCACTGAACTCACCGACTAATGGGATAACATGACCGCCTTTATATTCGTCTCTATCGGCTGGAATGTTTGGAGTAAAGGCAAGAAATAGCTTTTTGGTTGAGCCAGCAACCATAGTGGTATTGAACATGATTTCCATATATTGCTCGTCGGGGTCTCTGCTGACTATAAACACGTCAAGTAAGGTCGATAGGTCGTCGTCATATAGCCTGATATAATCAAGGTTTATATCTTCACCGTCATCATCTGCGTAATCAGTTACATTAAAGTTAAGTATTTCCTGATTAGGTGAACTGCTAACATTACTCTCGCCATTATATAATCTCAATCTGATTGGTTTATCCATTATCGTCTGATTATTGACATTTTTCAGATTAATACCTTGTAAATATCTGAATAGACCCTCATTCTTATATAGTTGGTCGTCCGTTGCAGATACGATTATGTCACCTGCTTTTGATATATTGTCAGATACTTTTAGTACATCATTCTCATAAGATAATAACGTAGTCTCTGTTCCAGAAGCGTATAGGATAAACTCATTATCACCTTGATTAACTGGATAATTTGAAGCGTAACTAAATACCGATGTATCTTCGCCTTCCGAGAATTTTGTCGTTTCTGTGTATATATTTACACTTTCTATATTCTCATCATTGATTACAATATTCCTGACGTTTATAGATGCTATATAATTTGTTTGCACTTCATCTACATATTTGAATTTCTGACCGTTATATGCGTTTGAGATTTGAGATGGATTGCTCTCTATTCCGTTCTTATCCACCAAAGTTACTGCCACCCTGACAAATCCGACTTCACTAAATCGCTGTTGGTCTTCCTCGTCTGTATATACGGCAGTAAATAAATATGGTTTAAATGAGGGTGCAAGTAATCCGAGATTGTCCTTATTGATTGTATTATCTGATTTGAGATATATCTTAGCTGGTGAGCTTATACCGTCTGAGATTAGCAAAGCATCAGGTGAAGCGAATATCGTAACTGAGGAATTGGTGGGAAATGTTATATTGAGATTTGCACCGCTCCACCCACCGTCATCTTGCTTAAATAACTCCGCTGTATTATCATCATATAAAACAAAGTAATACAAGTCACCCCTGCCGTCTATCCGTAAAGCGGGTTTCCATGACCATATCTCAGATACCGTTCCAAGCCTGTCTATCGCCTTACTCAGACCTGAATTTGCATCGTCTTTACCCTTTCTACGGACAAGCTGACCGTTCTTTCTCACAAGGTTTTTTAGCACCCTTGCAGAGTTATCAGGTATTAACTTAGCGTCACCTGCTGAATGTTCGCCTAAATCAACGGTTATTTTCATTAATCAGTTATACTCTTAATATACCAATTGGATGTATGAAATATTAATTCACAAGCAGAAGTTTTACTATCCAATATTGTCTCCGTGTCCCAACCACAACTTGCGGGCTGAATGGCTATACTGAACGCGGTAGAATTTGTCATAGTTACAAAGCATATTGTCTGACCCTCTACACCGTCTGCTACTGTAATTGTATCGGCTTTAGTGGCATTTATATAATTAATAGTCTCTGTAATATTAGCAGGAATACCGTCACCGTCACAAGTTAATTCCTTACCTTCTGGAAATAATAATGCTGAATTTATACTTACATTTCCGTCTCTATCACCAAGCAATACGTCACCGTCTGTCGTTGCAGCACCACCGTCTAAGAATAAATCCCCACCGTTTGCAGAACCGTCACCACCATGTATAATGAAGTTTTTACCATCTGCTGACTCTTGTGCTGTTGGACTTACTTCTGGATTGTTACCTGAAAATGATAATCCTGCTGTCGTTACAGTTGAAGCACAAGTTACAAGACCGTCTAAATAAGTATAGCCGTCAACCTCGAATATTCCAGCGATATATAAATCATCGGAATCAGTTAAACCATGACTTGACGGGTCTGTTGACTCTGCTACATCTGATGCCGTAAATGCTACATACTTTCCAGAGGGTGAATAGAAGTTATAAATACTTTCCTTTTCCTCCATTAAACAACCGTCAAGTGTTACTCCTGTTTCGGAAGTAGTCTCAGATATTGTATTACTTAATATTGAAGAACCACTTATCGCAGTTAATACATTAGCACTAAATGTAAAATCAGTAGCACCGCCTATATTAACATCAATTTCATCTGCTGTATCTGAGAAAATGCGTGAATTATCATCATCGTCAAAGGATATATAGTTGTCATTATTAAGCTGAATATCACCGTCTATTAGTAGCAATCCGTCAACCGTAACGCCATTACCGCTACCACTAATTTCGTCAACTTTATCAGAAGTAATATAGCCATTTGCTACAATTCCATCTGTATTGGTAAGAACCCCTGTTACTAACTGAGTTCCAGCAACAGTAGAATTTCCCGAAATAGTTGCCGTAGTACATACAACGGTTGGAAAAGTTCCAGTACCAGTAGAGGTTATTGCTGTGAAGGTTGATGTGCCACTTGAAGCAGTCACATTACCAGTTAAATTGCCTGTTACGTTTCCAGTTATCGTACCGCTTGAAGTTACATTACCAGTTAGCGTTGTGGTTTCTGTAACTTCTAATGTTCTCACATATACAGAGTCAGCAGTTACATCGTCTGTTACTGCTAAATCACCAGAAGCAGTTGCATTTACACATATAAGATTAGCAGCAAGTGTTAGGGTGTTAGATTTTATATGATTGCTTGCCGAACCAAGATATAGGTTAGTTGCACTAAGTGTTAGGTCAGCAGCAGCAACCACGCTTAAATCATTTGAGTCTGCACTATATAAATATGTAGCGTCATCCCTAAAGTGAAGTTCGTTTGCGTCATTAAGGCTTAACTGTGTGGTTGAAATCTCTAATGGTGAAACTGCCTGATTACCCATCCATATAGGCTTTAATATTGTCGTAAGCGAATCAAACTGAACGAACATCAACCGCTTATAAGTGCTACTTATTCCACTGGAAACTATCGTGTCGGTGTATGCTGATTGTAGCGTCATAAATGCTACACAAAAAATCACTAATAGAAAAATTATCTTTCTCATATTAACTCCATATATCTGTTTTTATTCCTGCCATATCAAGCTCTGCCTTAATATAATTCAAAGCTACCTGCTTCTGAATTTTATCACCTAAATCATATATCAAAATGTTATATATCAGGTCATCAAAATATGCTGGTATATTATACTCTATTGTGGTTGACTTAATTGACGTTAATGCCAGCTTGCATTTTATCTTATACACATCTGTGCCTGAACTTATATCTGCAAGGAAATGTATCGTTCTGCCGTTGATTGCGACAGAGTTTGTATCTGGTACGAGTAATATTGATTGCTTAATATACAACTCCACAACCTCTACACTAACTTCCCTGAGTGCTAAACCATTCTTATATATTTTATCTAATTTCATTATCCTGCCAGTTGTAGCTGATAGGGTATAGTCCGTTGAATTATAATTAAACCAATCGGTAAACTTTCCCAAGTCACCCCAATCGGTATCTGTATCACCCCACGTAGATGTAACGCTCCCCCAAGTTCCAGCAGTTGCATTAATAATTTTAATAAAGCTGTCAAATCTCTCAGTTAATATATTTATTCTCGATATAGCAATATTGATACTATCTACTATTTTATTATAATTTGGTGGCTCAACAATGTAAGCCTGTATTCTATTTATTAGTGTTGGTATATTCATCTTTACTTACCTTTTTGGGAATTAAGCTGTTTACTACCATATCCATTACAACTGCTATTGCATCGTCTGAAATCAGGTTATCTATGCTGTCAAAATTAAAGTCTGGTAGATAGTTTAACTTGAATTTTAATATTGAATTATCGCTTAATAATCTTATTTTGTTATTGTCCCTGAACCATTTAACTTCCTTTGATGTAGGTTGCATTATTGGATTATCAACTGACATTGAATATTCCGAATCCGTTACCTGTATAAATCTCTTGCGTTTGTTATCTACTGAATAATCCTGTGCTGATATATTAATAAAAAGAATACTCTTTGGTATTGTATAACTGCCTTGCTTTTCCTGAAAACTTACAGAAGCAGGTGTCTGCAATAGATATAATTGTTCAAGTGGTGCATTGGGTACATACTGATTATACGCTGACCTAAAGCTATTCTTTAATATCCCACCAAACTTAACACCTGACGGGTCGCCTAATTTCTTGCCTAATTCGAGCTTTATATCACTCCACGTCATTTTGCTCACCTCTCTGCAATGTAATCATATTCTTTACAGCTTCTACCTTACACGCTTCTATGAATAGGGAACTGTATATGTCGTACATTTCCTGTGTGGTAGCCCATTGGGTCGGATAGGATATATAAGTAACTATTACTGATTTACCGTTAATGTTTCCAGTTGTTGATACATAAAATACTATATCCCTGCCATCTACAAAATAATAACAGTAGCCTTTATTCGGGTCTAATTCCGTATCTATCCCTAACTCATCATACTTTTCTGCTGTTATTTGCTTGAAGTTATAGGCATTAGAACTTGACTTTACTGATATTGTCTTAACAAAGTCAGTCGGTAATGTAAGTCTATCAACACCTACCGTAAATGTCTCTGACTTCACAAGCTCCTTAATGTTATCAATAGATGCGGTCGGAGATAGCTCAACAACCGCATCTAAAAACTTCTGCTTTATATCTGTCGTATAAGATGCTTCAGGGTAAGCGTGACTATCCTTCGCTATGCGTGTAATTAAAGCAGAATATAACATATTATACCTCTACAGATTTAAGAGCAGTTTCAAGCTCTTCTGTGGTACATTCGGCAATCGGTTTACTGTTAAATACCTTGATTTTAGCTTTCTGTGCGTCAAGTATCAATAACTTGTGAATATCATCAGGTGTTTTATCTTCATTATCAAGGTATTCCTCAAGGATAGCACCTTCGTAGTACACAATTGCACCGCTCTGTATGTGTTTCTGTAGGTTTTTAAGGGTTTCTTCATCGCCTTTAAGCAATCCAGACTCAGGGAATCTATATCGTATTGGCGTTTTGCCCTTGGGTCTGCCAACGAATGTCTGGTTGCCAACCCTTCTGGTTGTTTTGAAAATATAGCTTTTCTTAGCCATTATAGCTCCTATGGGCGGGGATAAACCCCGCCCTTATAGTTAGTTATTTATACGTCTTTTCCCAATCTGCGGGTGTGTTTATATTCATCGGTTGCATGAGGATTATCTCAATGGTACTCGACTCCAATGCGGTTGCATCCTGTATCTTAAATGCTAATTCTGGACAAGGTGCTACAAAAAAGAAGTCATCTGCGTCATCCGCCAGTGTATTCGGGAAGCCATAAAGCATTGTCTGACCTGTAGTATTGTAAATATCTGCTTCGATGTTGCCGTAAAGCCAGCCGTCTGTTATCACTGTTGTTCCAGCGGAATCTACCACTACATTAAAATCATCACTGTAGCCACAATACATGGTTACTGGTAATGCTGTATTTCCGTATGTCTCTGCATCGGGATTGGTGATTATCATTATAGGTGCGTTCCAGTTCAGCTTGAAGTCTGTCGGCTCTGTATAGACTACCAAATCAGCAGTATCTACAGCGGTACTGGTGTACGCTATAAAATATTTTTGACCATTGACAGTTTCAGTAGAAGTTGACCAGGTTGCTAAATTGGTGCTTTTACCAAATATACATAATACCAATGAAATGAGGATTAAGGTTATGATTAACTTTTTCATTTGCTGAACCTCTTATTGCCATATACATTGTGCCAATCGGCTGGTATGTCTAAGAACATAGGTTGCATGAGTATTATTTCGATAGTTGATGCAGTGAACTCGGTTGCAGCGGTTATCTCAAACGCCAGTTCTGGACACGGTGCTACAAATGCAAATGTATTAGTTCCGTCTGCCAATGTATTAGGTACTCCAAACAATCTGAACTGTCCAGTTGTTGCTTTTACATCTGCAATTATATCACCGTACAGCCAGCCATCTACGATTGTAGGTGTTCCGACCGTATCTACCGTTACTGCAAAATCATCTGAATATCCGCAATACATCGTAACTGGAAGTGTATCTCCATCATAGGTATCTGCATCAGGATTTACTATAATGATTATCGGAGCGTCCCAGTTCAATTTAAAATCGGTGGGTTCGGTATAGACTACCTTTGCAGCAGTTGTTACAGCAGTGCTTGTGTAAGCAATGAAGTACATCTGCCCGTTTACCGTTTCCTCAGAAGTAGTCCACGTTGCCTGTGTCGCCGTCAAAGCCATAAGACTAAAGCAAAGCGACATAAACAATACAATTAATACTATTTTCTTCATTGTTAGCTCCTTATGCTGTAAGAAGCAGTTTACCCATATTTTCTGGGTGCTGAACTTTCAAGCCAGGCCAGAATTGCAGTTTATCAACAAGGTTGTTATTACCCTTCAACTGGCAATTTGTGATAACGTCAAATCCGAAGCTGGCTTCCGGCCCTGCAAAGTACTTGATTTCAAGAAGGTTCATATCAACGATATACATTACCGCACTGTCACCAAACGCTTCAAACAATGCTCTGTTATTTACACACTGGATAGTTGGGCCGGGTGTGATTAAAGTCTTAACCTGATAACCAAACGCAGAATCGCTTCCAGTAGCACTAAAGGTCGGGTCAGTGTTATTCTTTACCCAATCAGATACCTTATAGAACATATTGTTATTACAGAACGCAAACAGATTTGGTTTTCTGTTCCATACCTGCATTTCTGATTTTATCCAGTCCTTGAAATCGTCCCATGTGTAGCCTGACAGTGTATCGGTTTCAGTATTGATACCGTACTGGTCAAGTCCACCCATAAGGGTTACATATTCACTGCCCAATGCGGTTGTATTCTTTACACGTACTCCAGTGAAACACTTAGTTTCAAAGTTTTTCCATAATCTCTGCTGTGAGCGTGCCATGTTTCTTGAACGCTGTGAACCAGATACCCACTGTCCAGAATTAGCATCTAAGTCAGAAATTTCCAGAATATCAAACATCATTTCGATGTAATTATAGTCTGTATCTTCGGTCTTAAATGCTGCATAATCACTAGAATTGGTAATGTCACCCCATTTCTCATAAGCTGCTTTATTCAGAACATACAGCGTGTCACCTACGAGACAATCTGTACCTGAGATTGTAGTCATTGCGGTTGCGTCTGTAACTGCTAACTGTGCTGTGAATGTATTAGCAGCAGTAGTGGCGTCACTCCGTACGGTAGTAGTTACATAATATACCTGACCATTTCTGCTGTTACGCAGGGTAAGGCTCTTTGTTATCTTCTCAACATCTGTGGGACTAACTGTTATAGTACTTGCAGCAGAACCACCGCCTGTAGCAAATACCGTAACTGTAACATATTCCATTTTTTCTTTATATGAAGCCCACTTAAACTCATTTCTGTCAACTGGTTTGTAACTTCCCATTTTCGACAACATTGATACTAATGGGGTTTGACCCAAAAAACTGTCGTCTAAGACTTCATCCCACGCTGGTTTTAGTAATTCCGTTTGCTGTGTTGCAGTCGTTCTCGGCCCTTGATACCATGTTCCTGTAGCCATTATATGACTCCTTATTATCGTTTGTTAGACGATTGTATACCCAAAATCTCGTTAGCCTTCTGGTTTTTATCTACTTCGGAGGTTTTTACGGCAGAACAGAACTCTTTTAGCTCTTTATCTTTTGGTGTCATAATTCGGAATCCTGCCTGTGCCCCAGCCATCTGAGGCGTTTTGGTTCGATTTAGTAACTCTGTCCGTTTATTTAGCTCGTCAATAGCATCGTCTTTTGGTTTCGGATTTAGGTTAGGCTTCATAAAATTAATATAAAGACTAACTCCCTGTTCACTGTACGTTACACCGTTCTGTTTCATCCACGTCTTTACTTCCTGAGTGTCGTGTCCTGCCTGTACTATCATGGAACTTAACTTCTGCTCTTGCATGAAATCCTGATTAGTTTTAGCACTTGTCTCATTAAACTGTTTCATAAACTGTAATTGATTATGCTCTGTCTGTTCCTGAGTAGCTTTAGATTGTGCCTTAAAGCGTTCTGACGGAGTTAAATCATTCCAATCTTCTTCGCTTACACCAGCAATCTCATAGGCTCGTTTCACTACATTAAATACCTCTGGTTCAGACGTTGGCTTTTTATCCACTTTAGGTGGAGTGCCAACCTTCTGCAAGGTTTCGATAATACCCTCATTCCGTAACTTCTGCTTTTCGAGTTCATCATTTTTAGCTTGAAGGTCTTGCATAGCCTGTGTGTTTTCATTGTTGTGTTTTAATACTTCCATTGCTTTCTTGGAATTGTGTACAAGTTGGTCTGATAGCTTTTTTACAAATACAGGTTCGCCCCACTGTTCATATTCACCTTTCGGATATACAAGCGGTGGCTTACCCTCGCCTTGTGGCTCTACGTGAACTTCGATTTCCTTGTTGTCAATGACAACTTTCTCGTCATACGCTTCTGTTGAAACAGCGTCAACACTACCGTCATCGGTAGCTGACAAAAACTCGTTCGTGTAACTTTCTAACATACTGTGCTCCTTTGTCCTTTGTCTGTCGCAGTGAGTCTAAGACTTTGCGGTTTGACCTTTGAGGACACGCTTTTATTGTTGCTGTGATGGAGGTTGCTGTACTGTGTCATTTTCAAGTTGTGCCCCCTCCGCCATAGCCTTTTGAGACGCTTGCTGAATTTCCTGTATAATCATTTGTCCTGCCTGTGGATTTATCTGATTAAGCTCCTGTATCTGTTTTAAAATTGCCATTGCCTGATTTTGCTCTTCCATTTGTGAGATTATCTGCTCTGGATTGTCAAGACCCATATTAGAGATTGCGTAATTATAAGGTAGCTGACCATTCATTAACAGGTTCTCAATACGCATTTCTTTATTAGTCTCTATTGACTCATCATTATCCGCTTCCCTGACAACAGCCATGCAATTAGGTGCTGCATCCATTAAATTAATATCACCACCCTCATCATTGATAGTTATTGTCTTACCCATATAATTAAATCTGTGTGGTCTTAGTTTATTCTCTGCTATCTTATTCTTTAATCTTTCAGCAAATTCAGTTATCATTAATTCGTAGGGATAATAGTCAACCTTTGCCGAATTAAGTGCATTACTCGTAAGTGTCTGTGTCTGCCTTGCGGAAGCGTGTGAACCTGTTGACTGACCCTGCATAACTGCTGGATTTTGAGTATTACTATCTATCTGAGACTCCATACTCATTTCAAGGCGTTCAAGGTCAATTCCACCCTGTGGCGGTTTTATCCAGCCAAACGGTAATTTGCCATCAGGATTTTTCTCCCACCATTCCTCCGATATAACTAAAGGGGTATTCCAGTTTTCCCAATTATCAATGAAATTCTGACCGTTTTGTATTCCAGTAGGGTCAAACCAAGGGATGCTCTTAAATAACTTAATAGAAGCTATAATACGCATTGTCATTGCTATGCTGTGTATTTCAAGTAACTGTGCCTGGTCAAATGCGTCTGAGAATGGATATGAGCTATCTGGATTGTTACGACCTGCATAAGTAATATATTCCGAAACATCACCTACACAATCAGGGTGTTTTAATACTACACTGAGACTTGGTATGAATATCATCTCAAACCATGAATCAATGCGTCTCTCATACGGAGCAGAAGCCCTTAAACCCTCCGGAAGTAATGTATCGTCATCTACATCATCTAATAGCTCTACTTTATCCTGCCCTATCTCTGCCAGTAATTCGCTTTCTATTACCTCTATAAGTGGCTCGTCATCTGATACATAGTCCTTTATCGCCCGCATCGTAAATGAATAAGGGTTGTAATACTGACATACAACCACATCTATAAACTCACCATATCCATATTCCTGATGAATAAGATTATTTATTTCATGGTGGTTATCTATCTTTTTTAATAATTCGTCTATATCACCTATGTTACCACCAAACTCACCAGCTTTTAATTTCTTTTTAAGTATTCTTTTCTCATAAGTAAAAACTTCCCAATATTCGTGATTGTCCTTTTGGTAATCATCCGTTACGTGGGGAGATATATACATCTTGCGTGAGTCACATACCCTTGCAGTCGGCTTTCCTGTTTCCCAACCAGGAGCAAAATAATATTTATCCCAACCCGTTTTTACATACCCTATTCCCCAATACTGGTTGTTTGTTATAGAACCGTCAGTGCTACGTATTAATCTGTGAAGGTCAAGGGAGTAATTAACTTCTGCCTCTAATACATCTTGGGATATTGGATTGGTGTTTATCGGGTTATGGAGTCGTACATTAATGTCATGGGCGATAAGGCGTGATTTCTTGGCAAATAAGTTCCTGTTAATAATGTTATCAAAGTTACGCTTATCCTTTGCAGTTCCATAAACACCACTACTAAGGTCATTCTTTAATATGCGTGTGCCAATATCCATCATTATCTCAGCACCAGAATTTTGACGGTAACGCTTGGCATATTCATACCGTTCTACCATTTCAGTTAAATCAAAATCCTGTCGAGCTAATTCGTTAAGCTTTTGCTTTAGTTCATACCTTATCATAAATTAGATACCTCTACGAATAGGTGACACAAAGTAAATAAAACTTGTCAAGAGAAAAAATACCAGTTTTACTATCGTGATAATTAAATCCATATATCATATACCCTTATAGCTCTAAACTTTTTATACCAGTGCTGTGTAATCTACGACAGTAGTTCCTGTCGTGTAATCTATATCATCGTCTTTTTTCTTATAATCTATGAGTTTATCACAATCTACATATCTTACAACATCAGCACCGTCTTTCCCCTTCTCAATTATATTCTCTCCAAATGCTACACCGTCACCTAGTTTAACCTTGTATGAATAGGTCTGCATTGACTGGATAGTATGTCTGACACTTGACCAGAATATTTCTTTCGGGTGTCCGTCTGAAAGGTAAGCGTCAAGATTATTTCTGACCACTGTATGACCATACTTTATCTCTGACTTACCCTGTCTCGATTTATAACTGTCAACCCATCTACCGCTTAATACCATTTCCTTACTTTTCTGTGTGTATTTGCTAATTAAATTATCCTGACTCCCACGTTGCTGTCTGCCAAAGTGATAATCTAATATTCTCCTACGTACTTTAATAGTCTTTTCGAGTCCGAGCTTGTCACTGAGGCTATCTTCTATGCTTATTATATTAGTAAAATGCTGTTCAATTGATACACCAAACTTTAAATCCCAATATGGTCTGCCATCGTGTTTGGGTAACTCTGCCATGTGGATAATTCTACCATTGGGATTTACAGCAGTCCATAACCCGAACTGTGGTCTTGCATCAGCAGGGTCTTCGGAATATAGATATACAGCGTCTTTGTGTGGCATATACCATAAATCCTCACCATCCCTATAGCTCTCAAAATCATCTTCATTTACGGTGACAATGTTTTTATCTGTGAAGTTTTTATATACCATTCCTATATAATATAATGGTAAGCCCTTTACCCTTGCGTCTCTTTCCTCTGCTGCATAGGACTCTATTAACTCCAATATCTCTTCATCAGTATAAAATCCCCTAATCCCCTTACTCTTTGAAGTTCCCCATAATGAAGATGAGAATTTATAAACAACTTTATTGGGGTTTTTCAGTCCATTTTCTACATCTTCAAGCATTTCCTGCGGACATTCCAGTGGAGTGAAATTCATTAACATTATAAGCCCACCCCTTGCCCTTCCTTTTGATGAGTTATATAATGATGTGGTTGCTGGTTCGTCATGGATAATAAATGATACATTACCTGACTCAAATGCTATCTTGTCCTGACCATAGGTCTTAAATGTAATTGTATATATAGATGTAGGAAGCTTTAAGGAAGCGAGTATGCTACCTGATTTGTACTTTATTAAATCGCCATATCCGAGAGGGTCTAAGTATTTATGTAACGCACTGTCAACCGCTTCGCCTTTCTTTAACGCTTCTGAACTTGAACAATACCATATATTAGGGTGTTTGAAATCGGGATTTGCAAAGAAATCGTATTTACCAAACCAGTAATAAGTGTGTTGAGGTATCAGTATATTAAGACATATAGTGACATTCCCCTCTGTTTTTCCTATCCCATTAGCTGCGAAATTGGCTATCGTGGCTATCTTATTTCCTGTTTTACGGCACTTCGTTACTGCCTCTATTATCTTTACATTATCACCAGTGGGAACGTAATATTTTAACGGGTCGCTTCTTATAGCTTCTTCCATTATCTCTATGGTTGCATCTAAGTTCTGATATATGGATTGCTTAATTAAATATCTTTCATTGTCAGGCAGTTCCTTGTCTCTATACTTGCCATAAGCCTGATTAAATGCCTTATATCTCCACATTTCAGAGAACTCATCCCATTGCATAGGTAGATAATTAAAGCCTAAATTCTCCGCTGTATTACTTTTTGGCTGGCTCATAATCTTCTTCTTTTACTGGAATTTCAAATGTTCCCTGCTCCGTAACTAACTCATTATCGAACATCGGTATGGATTTAACCTTACGGCTATCGTCTCTACTCAAACCAATCTGTTCAAGTAATTTACCTGATGATAACCTTATATCTATATCACGCATATCTTTGTTGCCAGGAACTAACTTTTGCTTACGCTTTGTTCTTACGAGTTTCTTTGTTTCCTTACCGTCTTCATCTACACTAATGGAATATTCTTCTTCAATCAGCCAAACCTTATGTTCAAATGCCTCTCTCTGGATTGCTGGAATAACCACCTCTATAAAATGATTGTTCCTGATAAAGCTGATTGATATTCCGTCTATTATGCCGTCTGATTTAAAGGACTCAAATTCCATATTACCCTGATTGTATGCCTGTAGCAATGCTGGAAACTCGTTCCATGAAGCAGGGTTAATTTGCAAATACTCACATATTTCTTTCTTTGTAGAGCCAACTGACGCATAATTCTTAATGGCGTGAACATACCCACATTCAACAATCTCACCGTTCTCGTTTTTTTTCGTAGTGTTGAAGGAACTTGGGTTTGCCAGTGAGTATGTTTCCACCATATTATCTATTAATTGATTGTAATATATCCGTAAATTCTCGTCATGTGATATGTTAATTCTGCTACCCATAACGTGTTCTTTTACGTTGAATAGCCCACATACTTCTGATTTTGTGGCGTAACCATTTCTTACACATTCATTTATCTTATTAAACAGAACATCGTCTGTCATTATGAAAATGTAAGCTATTGTGTTATGTAAAGACTTCCACTCTATATTGTTGTAGTTAGAGTATTTTTCTTCCTCATATCTTTTGAGCCTTACGCTCTCGTACTCTTTTTTTATAGTACTCCAAAAGTCTGCTCGGAACTGTTCCTTCGCCGAAGTATTCACAGATTATGTCCAACCCTTCTACCGTATTCTTCCATTCTCCCTTTAAGAGAAACTCAATGCTCTCCATGTAGATACCATATACATATTGTCTATTATACTTGTCAAGAAGAAAAATCTTCGGCTCTCCATTTATACATACAAGAGCACCTTCAACAAGCTGTCCAGTGCCCTTAATCCTTGCTCGTATCTTCACTTGTTTTCCTTTCTACATAAAATCCACCAATTAGATTTTCGTTTAGTTTTATATCAACACTCCACGCTATCGGCTTGGTAAAATCGCCCCTACCCCTAACTATCTCTATGTGTGGAGTTGGCGTAATATATCCCCCTACCGTATTCCACCATTTAGGGCAAAGGAATATATCAATATCTTTTAGGTGAATGTCATTTGCATCACACTCCCTGATAACAAAGTTTCTTATTTGCCTAACAATAACATCTGGGTCACTATCGTCAAAAAAACTTGCCATACTGCCTCCTATTCCTTAACCGCATACAACTCTATCATTAAATGTATCATCATACTGCATAGTGCATAGGCTATATTTCGTTTAGCCTCTACCTCTGATGTCGGTACATAATTTGTCGGGTAAAAGTTTCCATGCCTGCTTAAAATCCAATTTACGCCACCTGCCATACTACCTCCTATTGGTTAAAATAATACGGATTAACCGTATACCTATTCGTATCAAAATAGTTAAAGAAATAAAATCCGTAATCGTTCGGTACATAATTTGTCTGAACCCAATCA